TATCTCTCTACTCTGGAAAGACCACGTGGTTCTATAGGGTCTAAACCATTAGCCTCAAGTATGTGATTAGCTACTTCGTTAAGAGTCTTGTTTGGGTATGCCTGCTTGATCTTATGAACAATAGATGGATACTGACCAGTAAGAGGTTGTTTGACTATCTCTTGTACATCAGCTCTAGCTACACCTCCATTATCTGACGATAGACTAATAAAGTTTCTATCTTCTAATGCTTGTTGCTTATACTCTAAACCTTTAACGTCTATTGATACTTGTCCATAGTGTTTAAACCCTGGATTGTCTGTCATATCAACAGAACCATCTGGGTTTTTATTTAATTCATATATACCTTTACCATCTTTAATATCAGTAGTTAACTCTACAAATGCAGCGTCATAAGCATCAGCTGTACTAGAAAAAGAACCACTTGCTAATTTCTGTTGTGCTCTTTTGTGGAAGTCCATAACTGCTCTAGCAGTCATAGCTTCAGTTTGAGCACCCCTCATATCACGTGTACGTGGTGTACCATTCTCACCTTCTTTAGCAGCAATAGCTTGTTCAATACTTTTTATATAGTACTTTCCAGTATTCTCAGGTAAGTTTTTAAAACTATCCTTAGCTTTATCCTTATACTTTTCAATCAGTGATGAATGGAGAGTGGGATCCATATAAAGTGCTCTAAGATCTAACGCATTTTTTTCAGCTAAAGCATTAAGACGTTGATCATCAGCTTTATAGTCAGCCTCTTCTGCATTCTCATAATCCTTTAACCAATCCCAGTTTGCACTATCAGGGTTATACCCCCTACCAACTACTGTTTCTTTAAGGTCTTTTACTTCCTCTGCATTTAATGGTCTACCTAATTGTTTTGTAGTATTAAGTGTGTCGTCCTTTATAAAATTAGAAAATCTTATTTCAGCCTCATTAATTCGTGTGGTTTGTAATGCTGCTCTATCTGCAGAAGCTTTAGATGCTTTATGTAACCACTCCTTCCAGTGAGGTTGGTTCATAAATTCAGTGCAGTTACCGTTTATGCAAACTTCACTCTGCATAATCCGATCTATATCACCTATATCAAGCTCACCAGTCTGAGCCATTTTTACTAACCTATGGCCAGCAAAATCAAGTAAAGCTATTTTCTTTTGAGGATTCCCAGCTGATTCTATTTGATGCCAGTTAACTAGATTCTCTCCAGTAAACCCTTGCTTAGGACCACCTTCACCTATAACAGCAGCTCTAAATGTAGTATTAATCTTTTCTTGTTTCTCTAGTTCTAGCCTTGTAAGCTCCTTAGATTTTGTATATGTTAAAACCTCTTCTTTTGCTCTTTGGATATATGGATCCATGTGATGAGCAATAGCTTTTAAAGAAGCACCCTCAAGACGCATAGAGCCATCTTTTTTATATTGACCAAACTGAGATTTAAACTTACCCTCTAACCAATTTATATGATCTCTTGTTGCTTCTACATCGCCTTTATTTCTTAGAACATCAAGTGTATATCCAGTAGCGGGATTCTTTAAAAGTGCACCACCACCATCACCATTAACCCATTTACGGAAACCGTTTTTACCTTGCTCTGCTAAGAATAGGTTTGATGTGGCGAGTAGATCCATGCCACCTAAACCTCTTATGTAAGATGCAAGTTTAGGATCCATAGCTTCCGCCCTATCAATGACGGTATTCATGGCTTGTTGAGCCCATCCGACATTTTGATTTGCATATCGGAATGCCTGGATTTCTTCCTGAGATCTAAAAACGTTTGCACTACCTAAAGCCGTAGCTTTTTCAGTAGCACTTTGTAAACGCATTTCTTGAATCTGGCCAAAGCTTTCTATAGCTTTAGGGATTAACTCTGCAAGCTTCTCCCTAGTCTGCATATTCATATAGTCTCCTCCACCTGGGGAGACATCTTTAATCTTAGTTTTTAAATGTTGTAGTTCAGCATCTAAATAACTTTTAGCAAATTGTTTTCTTAGATCTTCATTCTTTTCATTTTGATAGGCAACCTTTCTTTGGTTCTCCTTTGTGACATCTAAGAATTCCTCTCTGTTCCTTATGTTTGCTTGTGCAACATCTCTCATACCACGTATGGTACGACTTCCCTCAGCAAGAATCTTTTGAGATTGATTAGGAACTTGAATAGGGCTAAACCCCTTCCGACGGGCTGAGCCTCGGAATGAAATGTTTGACATTGTTATATGTATTAGTTACATGAATAATGCAGTTGCTATACCTGCCGCGATTCCTATTGGACCAGCTGCTGCGGTCATACCTACAGAACTCAAACCTGCTGCTACAGAAGCACCAGTACTTATACCAGCCACAACACTTGTAGCTGCATTAGCTATACCACCTGTTTGAGCCATAGCTCCTTTGATAGGTTCTGGTGCTTGATCTGGTCTCATTGGATCAACATATTCAGGTGTTGGAAGTGCTAATGGTCCTGGTATATCAGGTGCTAGATCTGGTTCAAGCATTCTTCCTGCATCTGCTTGTAAATCAGCTCCATAATGAGCAAGAGCTATCTCTGCTTTATTAGCGATAGATGAGTCAACAGCACTATCTAAAGTTGCCATGACCTTTGCTTGGTTTTGTCTAAACCTAGAACCGTAGTTTTGAAGATCCCAATCTATTTTCTGCATCTTAGCTCCAGCTTTAAGCTGCGAGAGTTCTAAGTTTCTATTTATTTCTGATACTTCTATTTCAGTGTTCTCTATATTATTTAGAACTTCTTGACGTATAGCATCAAGATCTAAACCTGTTTTCTCTTGACTGATTTTTAATCCTCTATCTACTTCATCAATACGCATACCTGTTCTAGCTATGTTATTCATGGTTTGAAGATCAATCTTGTCATTGGCGACAACAGCCTTAGCCTCAGTATTGGTAGCGTTATACATGTTCTGCTTCATTCGAGCATCAGCTACCTTCTCTCCTCTTATTAGACTTTCAACAGTGTATGCATTTTGTCTACCAATTTGAGCATAAACTTCTTGAATAATCTTTCCTCTTGATCTACCAGCTTGTCCAAGTTGTGCTTGACCTGCGGCTTTTAAAGCAGCAACACTTCTCTCTGTTACCTCAGCTGCAGTCTTAGCTTTAAGATCACTTATCTCTCTTCTAATTAAATCATTCTGATGCTGTGCTCCAGTCTTAGCTTTATGAACATCAATACCAATACCAAACTTATCATACTTACTTTGACCCTCCTGAGCTAATAGCTCCTGAGATATCATCCCTTTACTAAAACCAGCTTGACCTGCTTTATCTACAAAATCTAACTGCTTATTAGCTGTTTGAAATTCTGATCGTTTTATAGCTTGTTCTAGTCCTGTTATCTGTTTTGTTTGTTGGTATTCTAATTGACCTTCAACACTAGCTTGATCAATTTTAGTAAATGCTTTATCCCATCCAGACTGTCCAGTAGCTTCATATAAACCTTGTAGCAGTGATGCATTATCAAAAGCAGATGATAAATATTGTTCTTGTAAGATCTTATCTTCTGCATCAAAAGCTAATTCAGCTTCCTTTTCATTAAATGCTAACTGTTTACCATAGACTTCTTGTGACTTATTAAAAGCATTTATTTGAGTTTGATATTCATAGTCTTGTATAGCTACCTGAAAAGCATGATTCTGATCAGCTGTTTCATTCTGATACTTAATGTTTTCAGCATCATTATATTTTTGATTAGCTAATACCTGCTTTGCATGTTGATGTGCTCGCCATTCTTGACCAAGCGTTAAATCATTATCAGGATCGTCATCTGCTAATGAAGCATCTACCTGTTCTTGTGAAGCCCAATTGTAGTTATAGACTTTCTTGTCATAATCATATTGAGCTTCGACTTGTTTATTTTGTTGCTTGGCTGCGCTGTTACCGCCTAAACATCCCATAGGTTATTCCCCCAATTTATTCTTAAATGTTGTACGAATTAATTCCGATACTCTTTCCATAGCTCTATAACCCTGAGTTAAAAGAGCAACAATAGGTACTACCTCATGATGGGTATCTCTCCAAACATGAGCATATATTTGATCAGTCTCATCACCATTCTCTCTTTTGTTAGCAGCCATCCATGCGTTATACATGGATAAATGTTGGGATAGGAGAGTAGCTCGATTGTGGTTAAAGAAAGGATTAGAAGGAAGTCTTACAAATAAATATTCAAAGATTTCCAATAACTCCTCTCTAGAAACAACTTGATCTTGATCATAAATATCATCCATTGTTCTAGAACATCTTGATATCATCCATAAATAATCATGAGCATGTCTATCTTTACCAGCTGCAGCATTGATTATATCGAATGTTTGTTTTTGAATTACTTCTCTTTCTTTCTCAGTAGTCATTAAGCTCGTCTATAGAATCGGGGTGAATAGTATCCCTCCCACATCATTGAGTTAAGTGAGACAGGAAAAGGTGTATCGCTATATACTCGAAGAGTAAACGAATCATTCTTAGCATGTATTGGTACAGTCACTACACTTTGATCATCTAGTGGTACGTCGTTAGCCAAGTAGTAGTTTGCATCAGGTACTGAGGTGACATCTGTATATTCACTCGTACCTAGTCTATTTAGTTTAAAAGCTACTTCACCAGTTAAACCAGTAAAGAACTTCATTCTTGCTATTGATAAAGAAGCAGTGTAATCAGATACAGCTCCTGCTTGATCAAGTTTAAAATATGTCTTAGGTAGGGTTAAGTCGTAGGTGTATTTAAATCCAACAATTACTTTACTGGCAACACTAGTTAAGTTTTTATTTGGAACTTTATAGTATGTACCACCACCATCGGTTACAACTGTAGGAGTAATAGTAAATCCAGATTCTACAAACGTTGGGTTAGTAAGGTCTGAAGTAGTACTTCCTATAACCAGTACAGGTGTTAACGTCGTAACGTTATTAAAAGGTATATAACACTTAGAGAATGGATTAACTGGATCAGTTGTGTCATAAGAGACAGAGCTTGCCGTAGCATATAAATCAATATGTGGATTCATCTTCTGTCCATCAGAGTTAACAATAATTGTCTCCTCTGGTGTCTGATTTAAACTTGCACTAACTAAAGTGTATTGATTACCTTGCTCAGTTACTCCATATAAAATATCTGAATCAACATGTAATGTTTGTACATTCCCTGGTAAGGTCCATCTAAACCAAGACTGCATTAACTCTTCTCTACCATCACTATATGTTCGATAGAGATAGACATCAGGCTTTGTATTTCCATACATAGCAATGAATGAGTTCTGAGGACTTGCTACTAATGATGTAACAGCACTTGGAATCCATTCAGAGACAACACGACTAATATCAACAACAATTGGATTCATTTCCTGACCAATTGTTTGCATAGCAAAGACTCGTGTATAACCTGTTGCCTTACTAACAAAGTTTAGTGTCGTACCATTATCTACTGGATCGATATTTATATCCATCTCATAGTTAGAGATACCACGTATAATTGTTTGCTCTGGAGTAAATATTCCATTAGGTGCAAACATCAAGAACTGTTGGTTCTTACTGAAAAGAACTAAGCCCTGTGCGGTAGGTATAACGCCCGTTAAGAGGGTTGGTCTAATGCTTGAGGTACTTAGATCAACTGGGTCAGAAGCGATGGATGTAAGAGCAGATACGTGGTAGAAGTTATAAAACTCATTAGCTTGACTCATCGATACATTATCGCTAGTCAAGAAACCTAAACGACTACTATGGAAGAAAGCTTGTTGAATTTTTTGTCCAACAAAACTAGGGTGTGAGTTAGTCGCATCATCACCTGTAAGCCTATCAGTCCATGTAATAGGTCTAAACGTGAATGTATTTGTACCAGTATTAACTAATTCATGAGGCAAAGTTGCCGCTGTTAAACCAGGTGATACATCTGGAGCTATATACTCTTCCCAGTAACCAGCACCTGATGTACCATTATCAGCTATGAATCTTGAATAGTATGTATCCTCTGCTGAGTTAGCTGTATTTAATACTTTAATAACTCTGTGATGAAGAGATCTATCAGGTAGTGCTGAGACGTTTGAAACTTGGTTTTGATAAGTATCAAGTCTGTCATTATCTGTACCACCTTTACCACTTAAGGTAAATGCATTCGTACATGATAGTTCTAATGAAGTATCTAGTTGAGTTACACTTAGACCACCTATACTTAAAGCATTAATACTGTTCTTTAAATTAGTTAGAATCGTATCTAAATTAGCAGAGTCACCAGTTGAATAAGTAACTGTTGAACCATTAATTGTAACACTGTAGGTAGTATTTAAAGTAACTGCTCTTACTCTTACTGTACCTACTTTTTTAGCAACAAAGGTAGGTGCTGATTGAGTAGTTACCGTTACATTCTTATTAGTAACAATAGTAGTATCTTGAACTGTAAGTATATCGTAATGAGTAGCTGATGTACCTGTTAGATAACCAGTACCATTATTAGTAATACTCGCAGCTACTCCAGTTGTGATATTCCATATATAAATAGCGGTACCTTTAATAACACCTATATACTTCTCGTCTCCATCTCTATGGATGTAGAACCATTTACCATTTGAATATGTACTACCAGTACCAAGGTTTTTAACAAACTTAAAACCTGGTCTTTTAGTTAATCCAAAGGTTGGGTCAGGGTAGGCGTTTATGCAATCAGTCAGTTGACCTGGCAGTTTCTTAGTATCAGCTTGTTTTGATACTCCACCTAAATAACTAGGAATTGTTTGTGTGACACTAGGCATTATCTTGTAAGAGCTTTGTAAGGTTTGTAACTGATATATGCATTACCGTCTTTAGGATGTCCAAAGTAGGTGTACTGACCTTGGTTACATTCATATTCCATAGCCATAGCTCTTGTAAAACCTTCCTTCTCTTGGCAGATTTTATATAGCTGAGCATCACCGACTATCTTTTGAACAACCTGACAAGTAGCTCTAGCGACAACATAGTCTTGTATTGGACGTGGTAAATCTACCCAGTCAAATAACCATGTAACATCACATTCTACCTCTTCAGTAAATGTATAGCTATGTTCTTGTTTGTCATATAATTTTCCATTCCTTCTGATGACATTCTTATCTGTATATTCTAAATGATCTAAATCTATTTGAAGAATGTTTGAAGGTATTATTATTTCATTATTACTATCAGGTGTGAATGGGTAGTGGAATTCTCTGTTGAATGTCCAGCCTTCAGATTGGACTTCCCGTGACACCTGTGTGAGTGTATCGTAAGCAATCGCAACGTCTGGGTTGGTTTGATCGAGTGTAGTAACAGGTGCTTGACCGACTGACGACAATATTTGATTTACTGCAGGTAATTCTTCTGCCGAATTAGTGGTAGGGATAGCCATAATTAATTTATATAAATAAAAAAAAGGGAGCCATAAAGACTCCCCTTTGTAGTTAGAATGCAGCGTTACCTGATGAACCTGTTGCAGCACCTGCAATAAGCTCAACACATGCGGCTGGATTCACGTAATCT